TTCTGTTCTGTCAACATCTTTTTCTTATACTTGACCCTATCAGTATACATTTTCTCCATCAACTTTGGGAGAAATCCCTGTTTATCCCTACGATAAACCGAACCATTTGGAGTAACCGTTATGTCTTTTTCTTTCCAAACAGAAGTATCAAATTCTTTGGCCAATAATCCAGATACTCCAATATCATCTTTCCAAGTTCCAAGAATGGTTTCTGGCGAAATATTATATTGCATAATCAAATGAGGATACAAACTATTCAGGTCGAAACTCACAATCCAATTATGTCTCCCCTTCTGACAAGTTTTAACATACGCACCTTCGTATGCTTCCCCTTTACGTTCTTTCTTTTTCTGTGGGATTACCACCTTCTCCCTTAGAAGATGATTGTAAATGATACAATCCCATAATCGTGTCTGAGCAAATACATCAGCATAATTACACTTTGCCAAATATGCCAGAGAAATAATCATCTCTAAAAGTTTCATCTTTTTCTCAAGACGCTCTACTAGCAATACATCTTGAATATTATACTCAATAAACTTTTGAAAATCTGTTTTATATAATTCATGTAACGTTGACACTTCAGAAAAATCAAGTTTTCTTTCTCCTAGTTCTACATATGCGATGTGATCTAATCGATAAGATTCTTGATTTATATAAGTAAATTTCCTGTATGCTTCTAAATAATCAATTTCGGATACACCATAAATTTCGTAAACTTCTCTCTCTTGACCCCCCATACCAAAAATGGTTTGAGGTTTCACAAATCCCCAAGGCGAGAGTTTTTTGACCCATTGTTTCCCCAATACTTTACGAATTCTATTAATCAAATATGGAGTATCAAATATCCTAGTATTCCAACCAGTAATGACATCTGGATAGTCTTTTTGCCAGTACATGACAAATTGTTCTAGTAATTGTCGTTCATCACCACATTTATTATATGTGATCTCTTCATTATCATTCTTAAATTCACCACAACCCCAAACCTGAATATCATCATTCATTTTAATTGTAATTGCGGTAACTTCTTCTGTAGCAAATTGTGGATCCGGGAAACCATTTTCTGAACCAACTTCGATATCAATGAACATGATTTTGACATGCTCTAAATTATAATCGATTTGTTCTTCTGGGTAAGTTTCAGCAATGAAAGAATATGAATAATTAGAATGTCCGTAGATTTCCATATTTTCTACGCGTTCATATTTCCTCATAGATGCGCGGGTTTCTTTGATGCCTCCCCATTGGACAGGGCCGACTGGCTTACCATCTAAGGTGCGCCACTTTGACTTATTTTTGGTAGGAACGTATAATGTTGGTAGGAACTCGTGCTTTACATTAAAAGGGCGTCCGTTTTCTATCCCTCTTTCTAAAATGTAATCACCAAGACATACTACATTAGTATAGAATTGTTGTTTCGGCATTTATTTATACCATTGATTCCGGGTTGGTTTATCGTAGTTACTATTTAATTCATCTAATCTATTATAACACATAATTATGTGTTTGTCAACCCATGAGCGACCCTTAAAGGCCCCAATAGTAAATAAAAATTGAAGATAGGTTTTAATTGATATTTCTTGTACTTTAAGCAGAAACGAATCCATTTTTATATTGAACTCCACTTTTAGTTTTCAATGCGGTCATTATTTTTTTGCGATTTCCCATCAAATTGTAACTACAATGAATCCATCCACTATTTGGATTTTTGCCATCATAGAACTCTAAGATGAGTTGATCGAATTCCAGATTTTTAGCAATCCATTTTGCTAAATCTGGATTTGGTGTGGAAAAACTTTCAAAATCTCCGGCCATTCCATTACAATGCTGACTTTTACTAGACCCGCCGACCTTTGCATTCAAGGCTGGACTGCGATATCCTGAATTAATTGTAATGACACCGAATTGGTCACGGACAGGTTGTAAAATATGAATTGCCAAATGTGTTAAATTTACAAGATGTATTGAACTTGGCGAATTATCTACACGTAATCGTTCTGCGGTTGCACTTTTTACCATTTCTGATAAACTAAAATTCTTTGATAATCTAATCACTTCAGACATGTTTCCTCATTCTTTTTCTATATCAACAGACCCCGATGTAGGATCATATGTAACTTTAAATGATACTTCTATTGGTTTTAATGTTCCATCTGCCTTCAGTATAGGTAATTTACCTTCAACAGCTCCCATTAATGCGTCTTTAGCATTTGTAAAAGTATGTGCTGAATCTTCTTTTATAACTTTATCTAATTCTTTTTTAGCACTATCTGGAAGAATATCATCTATCATATTTTCCACATGCTCAGCTGCCAAATTTGAAGCCTTATCTATAACAAGACTAGAAATAACATTAAATAATAATGCTGGTAACATAATTAATCTCCTAAATTATTCACATCCGCAAGGACTTTTATCTGTGCATTCACAAGGGTCGCAAGTGCAATTTTCACAATCGCAATGTTCGTTGTTACACATTTTTTAATCTCCGAATGGAAGGTTATTATTAAGTATTCTTTATTATATAGTAAAAACAAAAAAAGCCCACCAGTACATAGGTACTGATGGGCGCATCGTCAAACTAAAATGTCAATCTTAATTAACTTGTTTGATCTTTTTTCCATCTTTATTAATCGGGATCAATCGAGCCCTCTTATCTTCTGGAATCACCTTTTCAAGTTCAACTGTTAACATTCCGTTAACCAATTGACATCCTTTAACAACCATATCATCTGCAAGAGTGAAAGACCTCATGAAAGTTCGTGTAGCAATACCACGATGAACATACTTAGATTCATCTTCTTTTGACTGCTTAGAACGAATTTCTAGAACGGATTCTTTCAATTCGACTTCAAGATCATCCTCCGAAAGACCAGCAACGGCCAATTCGATGAAATACTTGGAATCTCCCTCTTTTCGGATGTTGTAGGGTGGATACCCCTGTTGACCATGTTGAGATGAAGTTGTTGATAATTCACCAAACAACCTATCAAACATTGAATCGTACCCTACGGAAAATCCAAGGGCTTTTTCGATATCCCCAAAAGATGTGGGGACATGTGATGCGCGTAATACCATAATTCCTCCTTATAAAGCGAGGTTTTTAAAAAATCACCCCTCATACGCAGAGCGGGTGAGTGTTACGAGGTTTCCACTATGGACAACCTCAATATCTCTGTGTGTGTAAGAAAGGGTGAGTGGATAGTAGGACTAGGATTTACCTACAATCTCGGGGAACAAGCTACCATTTCGTAGTTGACCCTCCATACCAGAACCCCCGCTGGAATGCGGGATGCGGCCCCCTTCTGTTACCAGAAGGGTAGCCTCAGCACCACCTGTGAACTGTCTGACTATTTCCGCTTTCGTAGAAATTATTATCAGCATATCCAGAAGCCGTCACTCCTTTTGTTCACCCTTTTTTCTTATCATAATATATACTTCACTTATACTTATATTATAACATACTATTTGAATTTGTCAAGTGTTTTACTTCTTAGAGTAAATTCCCCACAAAACCCAAATTGCTGCTAGACCTACAAGACCTTCTGATCCAAGTGATTTAACGAGTGCTACTACTGAGCCCACGACATCAAGACCGATAAAAGGAACTGCGGCACCAAAAAGAATTTGCAGAACTACACCAAGTGCTATAAGTGCAAGACCTGCATCTGTCAGGCTTCTCATCCAGCCTGTTACTTTATCTAACATAGGTAAAATCCTCTCTGTAAGATTGAATATGAAAGGTGTTATTATTTTTGTTAAACACCCGTTGAACCAAATCCACCATCTCTATCTGTTTTCTGAGTTGGTGGTTCATCAGACTCATCCAATGTATATTTTTCACATCGAACTAGTTCTCCTTGGCATATCCTATCTCCATCATAAATCCGCGTTGGTACGTTGCTGATGCTCGTTACCATTGCATAAATCGGATCAACATAATCGCTGTCGATGATTCCTTCACAATTTGCTAGATAAACTCCCTGTTTGAATGCCAGACCAGACCTTGAATGTAATCGAATAGAATATCCTACCGGAATATCAGCGATAAGTCCAGTGGGAATCAACATTCTTTCCATATTATTGACTTGTAAATATGGTCTATTACTATTTATATCAAAAGCTACTTTTCTAGGTAGTCGTTTTGTCGAAACCGCTTGATAATACTCTGTGGTTTCATTTACTACTAAATTTGCATACAAATCAAAGCAAGCAGATTCTTTCGTTGAGAATACTGGTAATTGTGCTTGTTCGTTTAATTTGTAGAATTTTAATGATGTGCTTTTACTCTTCATTTTCGCTGTAGTCATCGGTCACTTTTTTATTCCCAATATTATATTTTGCAGTCAATGTCCATTCTTCTTTTTCTTTGTATGCTAGAATTTTCAATTGATTCAATGGAACTATTAATTCGGAAGTACGTTCCGAATCCACTAGTAATATTAGACCCCATTCGGCTAATAGATTTGCTATGGTGTTTCTTCTCGCTTGATCATTCTCTGAAAAATTGGTTGGTTTACCATCAAGTGCAAATAATTCTTTAAAATGGACAATGAAATATCGTCCTTGTTTATGTAAAATGTGGCATGATTGAAATAACGTTTTGTCTTTTCTAGATGCTACACCTATTCTAGTAAGTGTTTCTCTAATCTTTAAAAAGTCATCCGGCTCTTTCAGGGTGCATTCCACCATCTCCTCTATATTTATAGTCATTTTTCTCCACTCCACCTTTTGCAAGTTTACTTTTAATCTCTTTGATATCCTCATTACTGAGGACTTCCAAAGCCTCTTTTGCTTTTTCATTACCGAAACCAAAATATGTTTTGACTATTTCTAGATTGTCAATTTTGTCTGGCTTCAACCACTTTGACCAACGTTTCCGTGATCTAATGTTATTTATCAAAAAATCAAATTGGAGTTTATTATCAAGGAAATGATTCCTATTCATTTCATTGACTTGGAGAATGGTATCTTGGAAGAAACTAAGACCCCTGTTGACAAGAAAAGGAATATAATCCTTTTCCGCGAGGGGGTCATTTTTCATGATATCTTTCGATTCATTTATTGCTTTTATAAAATCAAATGGTCCCATCTTTATATTATACCATTAAATAAAGAAATTGTCAAGGCTAGTAGAAATTCTATCTCTAGCTAGTTTTGCATAGTCTTCTGATATGTCTATTCCAACATATTTTCTATTCGAATCCCTAGCAACTACACAAGTTGTTCCACTTCCGACAAAAGGATCTAATACTATCCCTTCAGGTGGACAAGTTGAGA